AGGAGTACAAGAAGATGGTAGAGTACATGGCTTTGTAATACCTAACGGTGCTATCACAGGAAGAATGACACACAGGAATCCTAACATGGCACAAGTACCGGCAATCTATAGCCCATATGGGAAAGAATGTAGAGCTTGTTGGACTGTAGAAGAAGGTAATGTTTTAATCGGAGTTGATGCTTCTGGTCTTGAGATTAGAATGTTAGCTCACTATATGAATGACGAGGAGTACACAAATGAAATTCTCAATGGAGACATACACACCGCTAATCAAAAACTTGCACAGCTTGAATCAAGAGATAAGGCGAAGACATTCATCTATGCACTCATGTACGGAGCCGGAGATGAAAAACTTGGAAGCGTGGTTGGAGGAAGTACAGCAGATGGTAAAAGAGCTAGACAATATTTCTTTGATAATAAACCTACATTTAAATCTCTTAGAGACAGAGTACAAAGAGCATCAGCAAAAAATTATCTCAAAGGATTAGATGGTAGAAAGCTATATGTTCGTAATCAACATTCAGCATTGAACACTTTACTACAAGGTGCAGGTGCTATCATTATGAAACAGGGACTGGTTCTACTAGATGATTTACTAAGACTAAACGCTATGGAATATAAGTTTGTAGCTAACATACATGATGAGTGGCAGATAGAAGTTCCTAAGTGTCATGCTGATAAGGTAGGACAGTTAGCTGTAGAGAGTATAGTAAAAGCAGGAACACATTTTAATCTTCGTTGTCCGTTGGATGGCGAATACAAGATAGGAGCAAACTGGAGTGAAACCCACTAAAGAAGACAGAAAGAAATTTGATATTGATTTAGAGTACGGAGAGATAAGAGAAGATAAAATAAAAGATATGCTAACCGGTAAGAAGATAGAGGTTAAGTCAGAGAAAGGAATGTGGATGAAGACAGGTAACATATGTATAGAGTATGAGTCTTGGAATAAACCATCAGGAATTAGAGCAACAGAATCAGACTATTGGTTTCATAACTTATGTGTAGGAGACAATGAGTTCTGTACTCTTGTATTTAAAACAGATGTACTGAGAACTATTGTTGATGACCTTGATAGTTTTAAAACTGTATGTGGTGGAGACCATAATGCTAGTAGAATGTTCTTAGTTAATCTACAAAAGTTATTCTCCTCAGATGTCATCAAAGCATTTAAGGAGACTGAAGATGAAAAAAAATAAGAAAACACTTGACACATTAGTAGAAGATATATATAATGAATTATCGGCACTAGGAAAAGGCGAACATCTAAACATAGATGAAGAGTCAATAGAACAGTTTGGAGAGTCAATGAAAGAGATTCTCTATGAGTGGTCACACCCTAGCCCTCGTGGTAAACCTAGCTTAAGAATGTCTAACATAGGTAAACAACCTAGACAATTATGGTACGAGATGAACTCTAAATCTGATAACACAGAGGTTATTTCTCCGCCTACTTTTATTAAGTTTTTATATGGACACTTACTTGAAGAGATAGTTTTATTTCTTGTTAAGTTATCTGGACATGAAGTTACTAGCGAACAGAAAGAGATAACAGTTTCTGGAATCAAAGGACACATGGACTGTGTTATTGATGGAGAAGTTGTTGATGTTAAGACTGCTTCTAACTATGCGTTTAAGAAGTTTAAAGATGGGACTCTAGCAGAGGATGACCCTTTCGGGTACATGGCTCAACTTGCCGGATATGAATCAGCAGAAGGAACTACTCATGGTGGATTCCTTGCACTGAACAAAGAGTCTGGTGAGTTGGCTATGTTTAAACCTGATAACTTTGATAAGCCTAATATTAAAAAGAAAATAACTAATATTAAAAAGGCTGTTAAGTTAGCTACACCACCTGAGAAATGTTATGATGATGAACCAGATGGTAAGTCTGGTAACATGAAACTTGCAAGAGGTTGTACTTGGTGTAGGTTTAAACATGATTGTCATAAAGATGCTAACGATGGTAAAGGGTTAAGGGTATTTAAATATTCAACAGGATATAGATACCTAACTCAAGTACCTAAAGTTCCTAATGTTATAGAGGTAACACAGATATGAACGGTAGAAAAGCTAAGAGATTAAGACGTAGAGGAGAAGAGTTACTTATCAATTGGATAAGAACAATGGTACCAGATGGAGAAGATACTAAGAAGATTAGTAAGAAAAACTTACATGAGTTTCTTCCAGAGCAAACACATATCTTTGCAAACAATAAGTTTATGTTAAGTGCTTATAGTTTGAGATGGTTTTATAAGAAAGTAAAACAGAATCCTAACTTTCATTTAGAAGAGTTAGATGCCTAGAAGAGTACCAAGAAAGCCTAGACCTAAGAAAGTAAATGTTCCCAAAGGCTACGATAGTTTATGGGAAGCAACACTACATGAGACCTTACTACAGGAATGGAAACACCACTGGGATAACATTCATTATGTTGTTAAGCATAAGTACGAGCCTGACTTTGTAAAGGTTATAGACGGTAAAACAATTTTACTAGAAGCTAAAGGTAGGTTCTGGGACTATGCAGAGTATAGTAAGTACATACATATACGAGAAGCTTTACCTAAGAGTTATGAGTTAGTGTTCTTATTTCAGAAACCTTTCTCTCCAATGCCGGGTGCTAAAGTAAGAAAAGATAAAACAAAAAGAACCCATGCTGAATGGGCTGAGACAAACAACTTCACATGGTATAGTGAAGAGACATTACCGGAGGAATGGAAAAGTGGAATACAAGTTTAGAGAAGATAAAATATTAAATGAGATAAAAGCTTACATAGGTAATACATATAGTCAACACTATGCTAACGGTAAGTATCAAGCTACTGATATAATATTAGACACAGGACATGGAGAAGGATTCTGTGTTGGAAACATTATGAAGTATGCTATGAGGTATGGAAAGAAGAACGGAAACAATCCAGATGACTTACGAAAGATTATACACTATGCTATAATAGCTTTACATTTACAGGAACAAGACAATGACTGATGACAAGATAGGAAAGAAGCCTTACCTAGGTATAACAATAGATTACGATAGAGAAAAAACATTTGATAAATTTAGTTTAGACACACTCAAAGATAGATATTTTTGGGAAGGAGAAACACATGCCCAAGAAGCATTCGCAAGAGCCTCAGTCTTCGGAGCAACCTACAAAGGCGAGACAGATTTTGAATTGGCTCAGAGACTTTATAACTACAGTTCCCAAAGGTGGTTCATGTTTAGCACTCCTATACTTAGCAACGGGGGAACAACTCGTGGGCTTCCTATCAGTTGCTTTCTTAATTATGTTCCTGATAGTAGGGGTGGTTTATCTGCTCACTATGACGAGAATATTTGGTTGGCAAGTTCGGGTGGAGGCATTGGTGGATATTGGGGAGATATTAGAAGTAACGGTATATCTACTACTCACGGTAGTCGTTCTACTGGTTCAATTCCTTTCATGCATGTAGTTGATTCTCAGATGTTAGCTTTCAATCAAGGTACTACAAGACGTGGTTCTTATGCGGCTTACATGGACATAAGCCATCCGGAGATTGAAGAGTTTATTAACATGAGAAAAGAATCTGGTGGAGACATTAACAGAAAGAATCTTAATCTTCATAACGGTATTAACATTACTAACTCTTTCCTTGATGCAGTACAGAAAGACGAAGACTGGAGATTGATAGACCCTAAGACTAACGAAGCTGTTAAGACTATTAACGCTAGAGACTTATGGTGGCAGATAATAAATGCTAGGGCAGAGACAGGCGAACCTTACATGGTAAACATTGATACTTGTAACGAGGCTCTACCTAAAGAACAAAAAGAATTAGGATTAAAGATTAGACAAAGTAACTTATGTTCAGAGATTACTTTACCTACCAACGAAGAACGAACAGCAGTATGTTGTTTATCGTCTGTAAACTTAGAACACTTTGATGACTGGTCAAAGGATGATGACTTCATACAAGATTTAATAACCATGCTTGATAATGTTTTACAGCACTACATTGACAACGCTATAGATACAACACAACTAGGAGAATACAGTGCAAATTTTAAACGCTTTCAAAAATATGTTAAAGAAGGTAAAGAAGGCTTTACCAAGAGTGCCTACTCAGCGTATAGAGAAAGAAGTCTGGGGCTTGGAGCTATGGGGTTCCATGCTTATCTTCAATCTCGTAACATTCCTTTCGAGGGTATTTACGCAAGTGGGTTTAACTTCAAAGCGTTTTTATATATTAATACTAGAGCAAATGAAGCGACTAAAGAATTGGCTATACAAAGAGGAGAGGCTCCAGACATTCATGGTTCGGGTAAAAGAAACGCTAACCTCATGGCTATTGCTCCTAATGCTAGTAGTGGGATTATATGCAGTGGCACTTCCCCTTCTATTGAGCCTTTCAGGGCTAACTGCTATACTCATAAAACTCTATCAGGTAGTTACCAAGTTAAGAACAAGTATCTCGAAAAAGTTCTCAAGTCTAAAG